CTTTGGTGTAGGGCTTGCTGTGTCAAACCGCATCTCAGTAACAACACCGGTAATGGGGGTACCGTGGTTCTTAAGATGGCGAGCATATGCCTGTAGAGGGAGCTTACCTTTCTCACCGTCACCGAATACGGAAGTTGGTGGCAGTACTAATTGGTAAACTTCTTCCTTATCAATCTCACCATCGATCACGACTGCGAGGCGCTGTTGATAACGGCAGGCACGGCTATCACCCTGACCAGAACCCTTAATGTTTTGCGCACAGTTTAAGCAGGTGGCTGACTGCTTATTCTTAACGGCTTCATCAGGTTTTTGGCTGTCGGATGACCAGCAAGTTGGGGATACGGCTTCACCTTCGGAGTAGCTTCCGCTATAGTAAATACGGGATACTTTCGGTGCAGCTTTAACAATAACTACATTCATTGAACGTTCTTCAGATACACGATATTCTTTACCGCCAATGAACTCACGGAATACTCCGCCTTTAATACTAATGCGACGTGCGCCTAAACCACCACCATCTTTTGTACCAGCAAGTGCGTTAGTTGCATCATCTGTACCTTTTAAGTAGGAAGGTAAACCACCTTTAAATAGAGCTAAATCACTCATTGTCATTCTCCTTAAATATCTTCGTCAGGGTTAAAATTTAATACCATTTGGGTTGATCCTGCAGGTGCTTGCACCGTTAGACTCCCATCTACTTCTTCTCTTACTAATTCTCCGCCGCTTAGTTTTCGTAGGGCTTGTTCTACTTCGCTAATCTTGAAACGGTATACACCGCCAATCTTCAGTGAGGGTACTAGGCTCTGACGAATCCATGCACGTACAGTCGAGATAGACACCGAAAAATGCTTGGCTACCCCTTCTATCGGGACAAAAGATTCTTCAACCATTTTTACTCCTTTTTATGGTCACGGAATACTCCATGTTTGCGTTAAGCCCCGGAGGAAGCAACTCGGGGTAGTCTTCTAAAAATGCCTTCATATTGGTTTGGTGCAACCGCTTCTCCAATAATTCAGGCACACCATGTTCAAGAATAAACTTGCCCATAGATTCCCAATCAGATGTTGAATATGTGGTACGTACAGTACGATACACTACACCCGCATTTGTCTTTAAACTTTCAGCGCCAATCTCTTTCATATGGTCAAGGATAGCAGTTTTAATAACCTTCATATCCTCTTCTATCTTGGCAATTTTTTCTTCTAATTCATGCGTTACTTCCGCCTTCTTTTCTCTCATCTTAATGTAGATTCGAGTCCACTTCTCAAGCGGTGATTCTACTTTTTCATCCATAATATTCTCCTGTTAAAGTTTATCTTAATCAAGTAAATCCTTGTAAAGATCAACTAATTTTGTATTATCAGTGATACGGTTGTCAAGCATTTTATACAAATGTTTTTCAGCGTTGCTTCCTTGCAACCTTACTACTGTAACTGGATGCTTTTGTCCGGCTCTATGCGCACGTGCATTAGCTTGTGCATATACTTCTAGGCTTGGTGTAGGACCCCACCAAACAACGGTATCAGCCGCCGTTAAAGTCACTCCATGTGCCGCCGCAAGAGGTTGGATAAGTAGGATGCGTGGGTCTGGAGTTTCTTGAAATTTCTTGAAAATCTCAGTGCGTTGATTATGGGCTACGTCGCCGTTGATAACAGCAGTTGTAAACCCATCGCTTTGTAGTTTTTCCGCAAGGATTTTAATTGTATTTTTAAATGGTACAAATATTAATATCTTTTGCTTTGTTTCATCAATCACTTCCCTTAACACCTTATAGCGGTTCTTAATATCAAATTCCAAGGTTTCCCCCGAATCCGAATACACTGCGCCACAAGATATTTGTAGTAGCTTGCTTAATCCCACTGCAGCGTTAACAGCAGTAACTTGCTCGCCTGAAGTCTGCATAACAAGTTGTCTGCGTAGCAGGTCGTAGTATTTTTTCTGTTGGGGCGTAAGTTCGACTTCCCTTGTGGTATACATTAGTTCAGGCAAATCAAGACACTCTTCTTTAGTGTACCTAATAGCTGGTTGTAATGCTTCAAATACTACCTTCTGCGCATCAGGTCTAACTACCCATTTAAACTGAGAAATCTTATACATCACAGAATCTTTAAACGCTGAGTAAAACTTAGGTACACCTTGTGGGTTTACTAACTTAGCCAAACCATATGCGTCTACCGGTGATTGTGCGGCTGGTGTACCTGTTAACATCCATAGCCATGTATCAGGCTTGAGGATTCGGTTTAGTGTTTTCCAACGTGTAGTCTGTGAATTTTTATAAGCGTTCGCTTCATCAATAACGATTAGGTCAAACCCACCATTAGCTATTTCTTCTTGCACAATTTCAACACCATCGTAATTGATAATGACAAACTCAGCATCGGAGTTAATAATTTTTGTACGCTTTTCTTTTGAACCGTGAGCAATATCTACATGGCGGTGCATAGCAAACTTAAACAGGTCGGCTCTCCATGCCGAATCCATAATAGATAGAGGGCAGATAACCAATACACGCTTGATTCTACCTACTTTCATTAAGTAATCAGCCGCCCAAATGACCGAGCCAGTTTTACCAGTTCCCTGTTCGTTTAGGCAGAAAGCTCTTGGGTTTAGTGTAAGGAATGACGCAGTATCTTTTTGATGTTCAAACGGCTTGTACATTCCGGGCCAGTTGTACTTACCAATAATAGGTGATGGGATGTTTTTTATTTGTAGGTTTCTTAAAACTCGTGCTTCATCCAAGCCCCAGTTAACAACCACTTGATTGTTACCGACTTGTTTACTCTTGGGTATAACCGTTGTAACCTTGTTAGGGTTACGCAAATTAAGCAACAATGCCTTGTTGTCTATGATTTCCACACATTCTCCAGCGAAGCGTTATCAGGTGAAAGTGGTCTCCCACTTCACCTTTGTAATTTTGTACTTCTAGTTTACTACTACTTCTTTAACTTTACAACCTTGCTTAACTTCTTCTCGCCTTTTTCTTTCTTAGTGGTTTCCCTAACTAAGTTGCTTTTACTATCTCTTTTAAAAGAACGATTACCGCTAGCGCTTTCAATGAAAACACCTTGCTTATTTGAACCACCCTTGTCTAATGCTTTGACGTGGGCTACATCTTTACCTTCACGGATATCCGCTTCTTTGTTTTTATTTTTATCAGGATACATCTTATCAATCGCACGTCTTGCACGTTGACGTTCCATCCGACGCTTCTCTTCGCCTCGGGCTTTTTGTTGTTCGTATTCTTTTTTATAAGGTCTTGGTTTGTTTACATACGGCATATTAGTTCCTTCCATTATGGGCGCACTCTAGCACCAAACAGTGCTTTCGGCAAAGTCCACTAGGGCGAGGATTCCATATATCATTCTCGTATGCAAACTTCATCTTGTTGTACTCTGCCAGCCACTTCTCCCACATTTTATCCTGATTTTTAGCGTTATACGAGTCCTTTATAAAGTTCTTACTTATAACGAAGAATAACGCACCTTTGACTACTTTAATATCAGGAAAATGCTTAAACATGGCAAGAGCCATCAGTTCTAGCTGGTCAGTATCGGCATACTTGGCAGACTTTCCAGTCTTATAATCTAGGCATCGTGCTTCTTCGCCATTGATTATGGCTAAGTCAGCTACCCCTCTCCACCAAACATCCTTATCTTTAAACCCACATGGCTCTAAGTTTTCAGTTAGTCCCATTTCTAGTTCGCAATGCTTCTCACCTTCTATAGCTTTGAGGGCATCTAACGATGGCTGAATAAAACTAAACTGTGGGGGTATAGATATGCCATCTCTGATGTATAACTCAGCCGCTTCGTGAAACTGTTTGCCATAAAGAATCGCATCTGTTGGTGGCTCTTTAACATCTTTAGCCACACGCAAATGGTAAAACTTTTTAGGGCATTGGTCGAATAGCTTAATGCTTGAGTATGACCATGCTGGGATTTTCATCAGTGTTCCCATTCGTCGTTGAAATCGGCACTTTCAAGAATAATACGCTTGGCTCTTTCTAGTAACCATACCATCAATGCTGAGTCACCTGTAGAAGATACTAAGCGTTCAGCCCCTTCTTTAGTGTATCCAATAACAATAGCACATTCATATATGCCTCTGTTACCATCAAACAATTCATCGGGATCAATGTCACCCCGAGTATCACCTGTAAATGGAATTACTTTATCAGTCATTTGTCTCTGCCCAAGTTCTAACTGCGTTACCCATCAATCTCATTTCTACTTGTGCATCTATGCAATGCTCGTATGCTTCTTGAAACTTACCTTTTAACAAGGCATTGTGTGCTTCTTTAATGTTTTTCATTGCTTCTAAATAGTATGTTGAATATTCCACTTTAACAATCTCCGTAACTTTTTCCATAACCTGACTCACAATTTACTGGCAAGCCTTCCGCCCAATCGGGTGTATTACGCATACAACTTTCGATATAGGCTTGAGCTTCGTTAACCTCTGCTTCCGGCACAATACATGCAATAGCATCATGCACAGTAAGAACCACGTCATACCTCTTTGCAATCTCCAACATCTGCTCACCAATAATGCAACGAGCGATTGCTTGACAGACGTTCTCTATAACTTTACCACCATAAATCTTATTCCACCCATAACGAGTTTTGTACTGATACTGCGTTTTGCCATCCTCTGATACTTGTACTAACTTGTCGTAACGCATTAACAATCCGCTTGGTAATCTAATTCCTCTTTCATTAGGGTCTACACTAAGTACACCTTCTTTACCTAAAGATGTTGACATGTCTTTAGTTAACCCTTCTAGGGCCAGATGCCCTTGGCGCCATAACGCAGTAATGAATGGATATGTTTCTCGGTATACTTGTATGATATGTCGGGCTTCCTCTTCTTCAATTTCCACATTGAAAGTCTTAAGTTGGGCTTTGAATTTCTGCGCCCCCATGCCGTAGCCAGCTCCGAGGATTGTCGTTTTCCCCACAAATCGTTCTTGCGCCGTAACTTCTTCTTGACTCTTGCCATATATAGCTGAAGCCATGATTTTGTAAACGTCCTTGCCATCTCTAAAAGCCTCCACTAAATCGTCTTGTCCAGCTAGCCATGCCAATACTCGGGCTTCAATTTGGCTAGAATCGGCATCAATTAACATGTAACTTTCGGGTGCTACGATAGCCTTCTTTAACTTACCGCCGTTTGCACCACGGCTAGGTAGGTTCTGCAAGTTTAGGTTGTCACTACCACCCCACCGTCCTGTATGCGCCGCATAATATTTCAGGGGAACTGGCATCAAACCTCGTTTGGAAATCCCAATAAATCTTTCTGTACGAGTTTCTTCTAGCGTAGACTTTGTACCTAACCGAGCCGCTACTAAAGCCTGAACACGGATATCTTCATGCTCCATCAAAGCCTTAAACTCTTCATCGTTTTTGGCAAAGGCGAATGTTTCTTTTCCGTTGGCAGGGCTGATCTTGGTTGGAGGTATCACACCAAAACCTTTTAATAGTTCCGCAAACTTGGGGTTACTCATCAAGTCATCTTTGTCAGCGTTAGCTTCTTGTAGTAACTTCTCTTTCTTGTCTTTTATATCAGACAAGTGCATCTCAAGTAAGTTAAGGTCTAGGTCTAGTTTGGGTTGACAGAACATACGCAAGGTCAGGTCTATCAGCTTCATTTCCTTTTTAGGAAATCCTTTGTTAATCATTGTGTTGAACAATTTGTATGTAAGCTCTACATCATTGACGCAGTAATCGCCATACCTAGAAAGTTCTTCCTCTGAAAAATCTACCCTGTTTTTGCCGGCAGCTGATTCAACCTCATTACCCTTAACACCTAGATTGTATCTTTCAGCAAGTGCGCCGAGGCTACCGCCAACTTCAACACCATGCAAGGCACGACCCATACACAAGGTATCGGCATAGACTTTAGGATAAATACCGAAGCGCTCCCCCAGTATAAATCCGTCGAACATCATGTTGTGCGCTACGCACATTGAGTCTTTCCAAGGAAAAGTTTGTAGCCACACCAGTAATTCTTTGTGCGTTCCGCTAGCCCATTCGGTTTCGTTGCCGTTTAATTTGACCGCAACTCCAATGACCTCAAACCTATCGCTTCGGACATACTCTTCGGTAGTAAGTTTACTCAGACTATATACAGACTTTTCATAGAATGTTTCAAAGTCAATCGTTATAAAGTTCACTTATCTTGTGCCTTTCTTAAATGCTGGCTTTGCCAAACAAAACATATTTAATCGGAAAAATAACTAAACGAATCAATCTACCAAATACAGATGAACCGCCTGATGTATCAAATTCAATCGTATATTCTTTAATTACGGGCTTCATTTCTCTTGTGCCTTTCTTAGTAACATAATGCAATCCTGTGCATCGCTAGATGCCTCGTCATGCCCAGTTTCACGCAATAAATCTTCAGCCCATTTCAAAGTGCCTATTAGTTTCATCTTTTCTGTATGTGTAAGGTTTGTTATTCTTGCTTTCTTAAATGCTTCTTTCCAACGAATTAGTTGTTCTTTCTTCCATTCCTCACGCAACTCATAGTCAAAACGCAAAACACCTTCATCAGTTTCGCAATAGTATTCAAAGGCTTCGTTCATTTCTCTTGTGCCTTTCTTAGTGTTCGCCAGACAGTTCAAGTTGTAGATTACCTACTAAGCCTTCCCTATCAACTATGTTATGGGTGCAGTTTTCAAAGGCTTCATATAATTTTTTACGCAACTTTAGTATTTCTTGTTGGTTATAGGTAACTATTTGACAAGTAAATTTCAATTCAATTTCTTTAGCTTTCATTTCTCTTGTGCCTTTCTTAGTATTGCTCTGCCCAATTCAACAGGAAAGTTTCTCCAACCACCATCGGATTTTTTAGATTCTGTTAAAGCAAAGTCTTGCTCCACAGTTCTAAACA